ATAATTGTATCATTTTGAGGACTATTGTAGTTTCTTTTATCTACAATCTTTGACTTTCCATTTTCAGATTGCAAGAAAACAATAGTATCTTCCTCACCATTCTCACCAATTACGGTTATGCGATTATCTTCTACAATAACCGAAACATCTTTAGAATAAGTCATAACTCATCTCTTAATAGTGAATAAACTTCAATACAAACATAATAAATATTTATATGAAATGCAAATTATGGTTTGATTTTAAGCAAAAAAAGTAAAAGTTCTTCGGTTGATTTATGAGGCATTTCAAGCGGTTTATAGCCGTGTTTCTCTTTGAAATAAATATCTGCACCTGCTAAACGTTCATTGTAATAAGCATTTTTTTCTATCGTAGTATTTCTAAATTCAGGTCCATCACTAATATAATGATGAGCATTTGCTATATCAGCAAAAAACCAAAATGGAGGGTGCAGTTCTTCTTTAATTATACGAGTTGTAAAATCTACGTGTTCGTGTATATTGTAAAAACTTTCATCCATATATCCTATTGAATCAATACAATCTTTATGGATATACATAAATGGTCCTGAACACCAATGATAGAAACATATATGAATTTCTTCATAATGAACACAATAGACAGGCGTTGGGTGTTCTATTTTTCCATTTGGATACCTTTTAGCGTTTCCATAACCTTGTAAAGCATAATTAAAATGCTTTATACCTGATTTTCTTGATGCTTCAATATATTTTTCAAACACACTACTATCTTTGATAATAATATCATCTTCAATCAAAAAAAGGTGTTCACATTCTTTACCGATTAAATATCGCATTGCAGAATTTTTTGCACCCGCAACACCTTTATTTTTTGTATGCTGTATAACATCATACTTATTTCCATAGACAGATGATTCATATGGTGTACCATCATTGACAATTACAACATTTTCAATAGTATCAGGAATAGTATCTAAACATGCTTGTAATCTTGTAGGCGAATTATAGGTTACTATACCTATTCCAATTTTATTCAATGCTATCTGTTCCATAATAACTTGGATCTATTATTACTATTCCTTTTTTGTGTAGATTGTACACATCAAAATTCTTTGATAGTAGATAGTGATATACTGAACCTAAATTAGTAATCATATTATCACAATAAATAATATCAAAGTTATGAAATATTTGAATTTTCAAATCTATACTTTCTTCTGTAACCTCAAAGAAATGTGGTACAAAGTTATGATTTGGCTTGTAATTACCATAACCTATTCGTTCTGTAATTAAATCAACAATAGTGAACAAATCAAGAAATGTCAAATGCTGAAATCCTTTCATAATCGGTATGACTTCACTATATGAAATATCAATTTCAGATTTCTTTTCATCTACAATTTTTATTGAATCATTCTCAACAGATTTAACCTTTGCTAATCCATTTTTTGTAATGACATAGATATTTGGTTTAATTATTAATTTTAATAACTCAATATCTTCTTTGTTTAGTCTTGTAATCATTTAATCCTCACATATTCTTTTGAGAACTGATAATTGTTCTTCGTTAAGATTTTGTTTTGGTATGTATAGTTTAACTCTTACATAAGTCTTTCCACTAACAAAAGGTCCATCACAAACTTTGATAATATCATCAGTATCAAACCATTTTGCAATAGTATAGTTGTAGGAAAGATTTTCATCATCAAACAACTTTAGTGTTTTCGTTGCTCCTGTCACAAAATCGACATAACGGATATGTTGTGTTACAACTATATCATTTCCAACACGCTCATAATCATCTTCTGCTTGTTCAACAATTTTAACAATCACATCACCTCTTACTCCTCTTCTTGTGGGAGACTCATGACCAGCATATTTCATTCTATACATTCCAGTTTTATCTATTCCTTTTGGAATATCAAAACTTAAAGTTATCTCTTCTAATATGAAACCATCTTGACAAGATGTTGAGCAATTACTTGTTTTTTGTTTAATTGAACCACTACCTTTACAAACATTACACTGAACTCGTTCTTCAACTCTGAAAAAGTCATTTCCTTTGATGTGAACTATGATTCCACTACCTCCACAACTATTACATCTTGAATGAGTATGTGCACAACCACTACACCAACTCCTACGCTTAAAAGTAATTTGTTTTGTTGTTCCGAAAGCAGCATCTTTAATTGAAGCAAACACTTGAACCTCTAAAGGTTGAATTGATGGTTCACGCTTTTCAAATATATCTTCTGTGAAACCGAACCCTGAAAACATACCTTCTGTTGAAGTAAAAAAGTCATTCCAAGAAGTATTATGTCTGCCTCCTGAATTTCTTTGCATATCATATACTCTTTTCTTTTGAGGGTTTGAAAGAGTTTGATATGCCTCATTTATCTCTTTGAATTTTTCAGCACCATTAGGGTTCTTATCTGGATGATATTGAAGAGATAAAGTTCTAAATGCTTTTTTAATTTCTTCTTCTGATGCTTGCGGTGTTAATTCAAGAACACCATAATAGTCTTTGTTCATAGGAGTATATGTATATGTTTCTTCTTGTATAAAGAAAAAAGATTTTGTTTTTTATTATCTTTTATGTATATTTGCACTATGAAAGCAAAAGATACATTTATAGAGTTAGTGAGAACCACCATACCTCATGGGTATGAATCAACACTTTATCATCTCTTTCCTAAATATGAAATGGATGCCTTTGGTAACATTTTTGTAAAAGTTGGAGATGAGTCTCCTTCGGTTTTGTTCACTTCACATCTCGATACTTATAGTAAAGGTGAACCTGAAACAATCAAACATAAGGTTTCTAAAGATTTTATCAAAACAAATGGTAAAACTATTTTAGGTGCAGATGATAAAGCAGGTGTAACAATACTTCTTTCAATGATTAATGCCGAAATACCAGGTCTCTATTACTTTTTTTCAGCAGAAGAAATTGGTAGAATCGGTTCTCGTTTTGCTCTTGAATCAGATGAATTCAAGAAGAATAGTAGAAAGCTAAAAAAAGTCATTAGTTTTGACAGAAATGGCTATGATTCAATTATTACTCATCAATGTGGAAAAAGAACTTGTAGCGATCAGTTTGCTGAAAACTTGAAATCAACACTTAATCAATATGGTTTCAGAATGGATTTAGACATTACTGGGGGTTATACAGATTCATATACATTTGTTGATCACAAAAATATAGAAAACTGCACCAATATATCAGTTGGGTATTTTAATCATCATACTACATCGGAAAAACAAGATATATCTTTCTTGGAATCTCTTTGTAAAGCATCTTGTGAAATAGATTGGACTGAAATGTAAAAAACCCGCCTAAAAGACGGGTTTTACTTTTTATGCTAAACATTTTATGCCATATCTTCTGTATAATCATCACCCTTCATTTCAGCTTCTTCGAGAGTATTTTCAAACTTTTCAACCAACACATCAACTCTTTCTGAAAGATCAATAACTCTGCGTCTAAATGAGGATAACCATGCTGTTATCTTATTCCATACTTTTGAATACCAAGGATTCTTTTCAGACATTTCAGATTCTTCCAAAACTTCTTTATCATACTCTACTTTAAGAGATGGACTAACTTTCACAGGAGTTTTGAATTCAGCTTCAATTTTAAGTTTTTCAATAAACTCTTTTGCACCTTCAACTGACAAAGCAATAATTTCAAGCATTAAGGATTTTGATGGTGGATCCCATCTTAATGTTCCCTTTCTGTGTTTCAATATCAATCCAAATGCTTTGTGGAGTGACTTATTCATTGCACCCATACCTACTTTGATATCTTCAAGCAACATCTCTTGTTTTGACATCAAATCAGTAACACCAAGTTTTGTTTGCAATTCTTCAACTTGTCTTTGAGCTTCTTTTATCATATCCATAGTTTCACGAAGCTCTTTTACTTTTTCATTAATTTCTGATACATCACCCATCCATTTTTTTGTTCCTTCTGGGCTATTCATATCATCTTTTGATGGAAGATTTTCTTCTCCAAATTCTTCAAAAAGTTTGAGATATTTCATATTATCATTTTATTTTTAGTTTCCTTTTATGAGTTTATTAACTTCATCAAGAATAGATTGTTCATAACGCTTTGCTTCTTCTTCAAGAGTAGCAATCTTCAATGTTAACTCATATTGTTTTGCACGAACATCCATCAAAAAACATTTTTGTTCGTCACTAAGATTATTATACCATTGAATGTAAATGTGTGGAGTTATTCTTGCTGCTTCATATACCATAATAAATTCTGATATGAATTCAACTAAATCATCATAACCCATAAACTCATTTTCTGACATATACTTACCTTTTGTTAATATCATTTTGTTTATATATCAAACTAATAATTTGTTTTATGACTTCAAATTCTTTCTGTTATTTTTTTTTGTTTAGATATATACAACAAAATGATTCAATACTGAATGGATTTTTTACAAAGACCTCCCGATTTTGTTGGTCAATCAGCACTTAATAGTTCTGAAATACAAACAATTCCAATAGTTGATATTATATTTAATACATCTGACTTTGCTCGTCCAAGAGATTCTAAAAGATTTACTTTTGTTGAAATTAAGGTTTCAGGTAATTTTGTTGATGTTTTAGGTGAAAGTTTAGGATTTGAAAACTTTCAAAGCGGAAACTTTATAGCAAAAGGAAATGACATTGTTTTGTTTAATAGCAAAACAAAAAAATCTTTTACTACACTTATTATCAATTCCACTTATTCGATTGGAGATGATGAAACGACTATTGTTGTAAAAACATTAGATAGTTCTATTTCAAAGATTGAGTCAAATAATAATTCGTGGACTGATTGGGTGTTAATTCTATCTTGTGGTCTTGATTGCACACAATCTATTAATGAATGCCCTAGTGCTACTGAATTAAAATCAACATTCATTACGAGAAATGGTGTTGTTTTAACTTGGAAATCAGGTCTCGGTGCAGAAATTAATTATATCAGAGTAAAGGCAAGAGACACAGAAAAATGGACAATTTATGCTGTTCCAGGTTCAAATACATTTATGAATATAAATGGATTGATACCGAACACAACATATGATTGGCAAATAGCAACAAGTTGTGAAATCAATAAACACAATTTATATTCCGATATTCAGACTTTTGAAACACAACCTTAAAATAAAAATATACTTATGAATGGAAAAAGTCGTAAGCAACGACCTACTAAAAGTGGCTCAAATGAAGCTCATAGATCAATTCAATTAACCCCTAATCAAAAAAAATTCGCTAAAACAATAGAAGAAAATCAGATAATAGTTTGCACTGGACCTGCAGGAACAGCAAAGACTTTTGTTACAATGTATTCATCTCTTAAACTTATCTCAAATAGGGAATTCGACAAAATCATAACTACTAAACCTGCTCAAGAGTCAGGAGAAAAACTTGGATTTTTACCAGGTGATATTGATGAAAAGATTGCTCCTTATATGGAATCTTTTCTAATTACACTTGAAAAGATGATTGGAAAATTAGAAACAAAGACTATGGTAGATAAAGGGTTCATTGAAGCAAGACCTTTGGCCTATATGAGAGGTTCGACATTTGATCGTTCAATTATGATTTTGGATGAAGCACAGAATTGTGATTTAAGACAACTTATCTTATTTGTAACTCGTATGGGCGAGACATCAAAAGTGATTATTTGTGGCGATGTTGAACAATATGATATTGCAAAAAATCAATCAGGACTTAACGATTTCATAAAGATATTACAAGGAATAAAAGGTACAGCCCAATTTAATTTCGAAAGAGATGATATTGTTCGCTCTAAAATACTTATTGAATTGACAGACAATTACAATAAATGGAAAGAGAAAAATAATAAGTTGTAATCAAGATATATACTTTACAATTTACTATTAAACAATGTTACAAGCAACTGAATTAAAAGAAGTTCAATCAACTTTAGATAAAATCATAACCTTCTTTACAACCTTTGGAAGTTTAGGAGGTTTATCTATTATTTTCTTTATTTTTCTTATACTCGGTGGCTATAAGTATTTGAATTTTCGTTTGAAACAGAAAGAAAAGCAAACAGAAGAGGATTTACGAAAAGCAAAAGAAAAAATTGATTTCTTGAAACAACAAGTCGCTGATACAAAACTCAATTATGAGTTACAAATCAAAGATATATTGAATGAGGAAAAAATTGATGCAGTCAAAGAAGCATCAAAACTTCGTTCACACCCCTTTTTTCAAGCATGTGAATATTGGATTACAAGAGTAGAACTTTTTCCAATTCGTGACAAATTCAGACATACAATATTTATGGACTATGTTAGAATATTTCTCCGTACAGGGAAACATGTTTGGGAAGAACTTATTGATGAAAATCTACCAACGATTGAAGAACTTTCAACAATGGAATTATATTCCAAAGTTGTTAAACTTTTGCACAGAAAAAATACTCTCGTTGAGCAAGAATGTAAAGATTTGGGAATACCTGATATATTCCTAGATAAAGTGTCAGAAGATTGGAATGGACAAGTAGAAAAACTTCTATACATCTGTATTTCATCTGTCTGTAATTCTGATAGATTTGAGTCAAATAGTAATAGATTGGGTGTTATTCTTAATCTTATGACGGCTTTATATGAAGTTATGGTATTTGAAGCCGAATCTCTTATTGAAGAATTAAATGGTGAACTTGAAGGTGCAACTTACAAAGGAATGATATGTTGCGATAAAAAAAATCATAGTTAAGTATGGCAAAAGAGTGTGATAATTTTGGTGAATTTTTTGTTTATAGACTTGAAAATATTCTAACAAAAAATTTGAAAAAAGATACAAATAGAGATTTAGTATCAAAAGTCGTCAAGAGAAATGAAGATCTTATTAAGAAAGAATTTAGTTTCTATCTAAATGCTAAAAGTAAGAATTCCAATCCAACCAATAAATCAAAAGTTTGGACTTATGTATTAGAAAGTTGGAGACCTGTGATGATGTATCTCTTTATGTATATTATAGGTCAATACTATATTATTAATCCTATTATTGAATTTACATGGCCATCAATAAAACTTAAAAATTTACCCTCTGAAATGTGGACTCTTTTAACTGTTGCGGTAGGTGGTTATATTACCTCTCGTGGAGTTGAAAAAGGTATAAAACTTTGGAAAGGTAATGAAACACCTCAAGTTATAGTTGCTGAAAACTTTGATAATAGTTCAATTCCTCAACAAACAGAAGAAGATTTCATAGATAATGATGGTATAGATGACTCTCCAAAAGAAGAAGATTTAGCATAAGAAAGTTTTTAGTTTCGGCAAATAATAAGTATATTTGCACAAACTACTAATTCATTTACCCAATGAGGTAATTATGCTTTCTATTACAAAATATCTTCTTGGTTGTAGAGATATAGAAACAATTATGACAAGAGAAGATTCTAAAATTCTGTATGTTCGTCTTGAAAATGATAAGTCCGATCCTGAACTTTATATCTTAGAAAATCTTGATAGCGAACCCATTTCAAAGAGTTTTCTTATCATTGAAGATAATAATTCTTTTGATTTTAACACTTTTGATTTGAATTTTATCGGAGAGTATGAGTTTCGAAATGGAGTCCATAAGTTTTTTCTCTTTGAACTTTTGAATTTTGAAAGTTCAAATATCACATCTTTTACTTATTTCACAACAAATACAGCTATAGACAAAAATGTCAATTATATTCATCAAGAAGAATATGACATCAATAAGAAATATGCTCGGCTTCCAAAACCTGATTTCAAAAGAGTTTATACAAAAGAAGAATTAGAAGATATGCATCCGCAAAAGCAATTACGATTTCTTCTTTTGAATAAATATAATGTTCCACGAAATCTAATCAATAAGATATCAGTTAATAATCAGATTGAGTATATTCTCAAAGAACAAGATGGATTTGATACGAATCTCGATGATTTTATTGATATAGAAAGAAAAGCATATACAAGAAAAGTTCCTAAAACTCCAAGAAGAAAGTTTATCAATGTTCAACCGCTTTTTAACTTCGATGGTAGTTCATCATCATCTACTACTGAATATAAAATAAAAACTAAACCTACTTTGAATACAACTCAAAATACAACACAAAAACCTCTGTTTTCTTTTTAAGATCCAACTTCATATGTAATAAAAAAGGGGCTATAAAGCCCCTTTTCTTTTTGTCTAAAATCTTTAGATTAAACCAAAGACTTTGTTGAACCAGCTGCACCAAGATATACAACGAATGTATAATACATTGTTTGTGGAAGCTGACCTGCTTCAACAAGAGCATAACGGCTCTTAACTGCAATCTTTGGTGACATTGTACCTTCAGAAATTGTCTGAATTGGCTCTGCCATCAAATAAGGCATGAATTTCAAACCTGGTTCTTCATCAGAACCTTTGCGACCTACGAGAACTCGTGTATCTGTCCATTCCATATTAGGATCAACATATACTGTCATACCTGCAAGTGTACCGATAGGATACAATGAACCGTTATTTTGGTTAATTGTATTTGCCATAGGAGCAAATGTGAATTGTGCAACATCTGCAAGTGCAGTAGCAACTTGTGCATTTGTTACAACAAAGTTTGCTGGACCACGGCGGCCACGTGAAGTAATGATGTTACCTGCTGCAAGAATCTTAGAAACTACGCGGCGTTGTACTGTTGAAAGATTTTCAAACAATGTAGTTGCTGCACCAGCAAGATCAAAGCCATTTACATCCATTGTAGTAGTTGTTCCGTCTTTCAACAAAAATGCTGAAGAAGTTGTAGCAGATGTAGAGTCAATACGGAAGTTAAGAGTTTCACCCATAACTTGATAGAACTCATAGTTATTTGACCAACCAAGTGCAAATGCACGGCTCAAAATGTGCTTGTTGATAGATTGTGAAATCTCATTAACAAGTGCATTCTCAACCATTGCAACAACATCAATACCATACTGACGATTCAAGTCTTGAATTTGTTCAGTTGTGATAGATGCTGCAACTTGATAAGTTGTTGCTTCTACGAACTTTGTGTATGCTTTCAAGCCCATAACACGATAGTAGGTTGATTCACCAGTACCACGGCTCATTGGCTCATAGTTAGTTGTTCCTGTAACTAAATCACCTGACCAGTTATCTGCATCTGTTGCACCTGCACCAGAGAAACCATGAATATGATTTTCAAGTGCATTTACCAATTCTGCATTACCTGTGCAAGCTGCCTGCAAGTTCAATGCAAGTGAAGGAACAGAAGTATTATTTGTTGTGATAACTGCTGTTGTTGGTGAGAATACATCAGAAATAGTTACTGTATCATCTGCTGTAACAGCTGCACCACTTCCATCTACTGTATAAGTTGCAATAACACGGAAGATAGGATAACCAGTAATACGTGATTTACCAACGAATTCCAACTTAACTCCATAACCTGCATCCAAGTCTGTACCATCACCTGGTTTATCCAAGCCCCAATAAGTAGTACCAACAACATAAGCAGCATCAGGATTACCTGTAAGACCTGCATTGATTGTGATAACTTCAGGCTTTGTTGCTGAATTGATTTTACCGCCTGCATATACATAGTCAAGATATGTAAGAACGCCTGCTGGACCTGACATAGGAACAACATTAACGATGTCAAAACCTACTGTTTTAGCAGCAACTTGAATTGCCAAAGGAAGAAGTGAAGGAAACTTATCACCTGAACCAGTTGTACCTGTATAGAAACCAGATGCACCTGAACCAAGTGTTGATCCTGTTGAAACGCCACCCATACCAGGAGTTCCACCAAGTGTTTGATAAGTTGCGGACTCATTCAATGTATGATAGTGACAATATTTAGAAAGCCAGTTTAGCTTTTCTCTGTCCTTGATACCTGTCTGTGATTCAATAATCGGTGACCAGGTTTCATGGATTTTTGCTTCATTCAAAATTTGCATATTACAATTTTTTATTTTTTCAATTTTTTAGCGATTAAAACGACTCGCTAGTTGATTTGCGATATTATCTACAAAAGATGTATCATATCCCAAATCATTTGATGCTACACTCATATTAAATACCGACTTTGATTCATTAAGATTGTCTGATTTTTTTGCATTTTCAAGACCCCTTGTTGACCAAAAATTCTTAATCTGATATGATGTGTCTAAACGATACATTTTGGATTGTGCAACAATACGATTCTTTTCATCTGTATTCAATGATTCCCATATTTGAGAATATTCAACAGGCATTTCTCTAATCCACTTCGGTGCAGAAGAGTCATACTTAGAAAGAGCATTGTTCCAAATACGGATGACATCGCTTTCTCCGAACCAAACACTTTCATTCAATGCCTTTACGACTTTTTGTTTTGCAGTCTCATCAAGTGCAAGGAAATCATTTTGTTTTGATTCACTCAAGATTCCCATAAACTGATAATTGTTCTTTTTGGTAACATTCTCTACCTTTTGTTTTCTGATAGATTCCAAAATAGAGTCAATCTTTTGGCTTATAGGAGCATTTTCATTATATGATGATAAAATAGATGTTTCTTCATTCAAAGATTCATTTACATGACTATTAGGTGAAGATGTATCACCTACATTTTCAGCAACATATTCAGTATAACGAATCGTGTTGTCCAAATGCTCAGACAAATAATCATTGTGCTGAATGCTTTGGTCAAGTGTTTCTGCCAAATAGTTTGTATACTTCTGTGTGTTATTCACATTTTCAGCAATATAGTCTGCATATTGCAATCCTGTGTCTAACTTTTCAGCAATATAGTTTGAATAACATATATTCTTGTCAAGATTTTCGGCAAGATAATCTGCATATACTTGTGTCTTATTGACATTTTCTGCCAAATAGTTAGAATACTGAATACCTTTATCAAGATTTTCTGCAACATATTCAGAATATCTGATTGCTTCATTGATTTTCTTTGCTTGATTCTCAACTTCTTCGCCAACATGTTCAGTATATTGAATACTCTTATCCAAACCTTCTGCAAGATAGTTTGTATAGTGTTGTGTTTTGTGAACATGTTCAGCGATATGTTCTGAATAGTTAATTGAATTATTCAAATTTTCAGCAACATAACTTGTATAGTCACGAACACTTTGAGTGTTTTCTGCCAAATAATTTGAGTATTCAATAACTTGATCAAGTTTCTCTGCCAAATAATTTACATATTTAGCCATACGCTCAAATTCATTGATGAAAGTTGTCGAACCGCTCGTAGAAGAGTTTTCTGACCTCATTTCATCAAGACGCTTTGAAAAACGCTCAAACTCTTTGCGAATTTCCTTTGAGTAGTCATTTAAGACTTCCTCCGTCACATATTGGTCCATTTTAGAGGGTTGATTTTTAATTTGCGGGTCGAGAACTTCTATTGCATCTTCTACACTCGCATACTTTGAACTCATATCATAAATATTAACTGATTCATTTGTACCGAAGCCCAATGACTCATTCAATCTCGTTAATTGTGCATTTGCAAAACCTGGATCAGCAACCAAATCGTAAGTAAAAATTCTTTTGATTTTAACTGACTTATCTGATTCTACAACACCAGCAGCTCTTGAAGAAATGGAAAGTTGAACTCCATCATCAATCAATGCTCTTGCATCTTTACCTGCTCTTGTTGATAAAAGACGAACTTTTCCAACAACTTGACGTGTATTCTGATCATATTCAAGATTTTCAATAAGGTGAGATGCTTGTGATAAGCGAACTTCAAAATCTTGAGGATGGTCTAGTTGTCCAGTAAGATTACCCAACTTGATTTTTTCATGTAGATAATCCAAATGAGGCAAATACTCACGCTCTTCATAAATACGGCGATTATTGTTTTCTACTCCAAATTGGCAGAAAACACCCTCCAAGATATAACGATCATTGTTTTTATCTTTAACTTGGAGTTTATGATTACTGTTTTCAACAATAAGGACAACTTTTTGTCCATCAAGTGTCATATCCATATTATGACTCACCTATAATTTTACACCCTTGAAAAGGGAAAAGAGGTAAATGCGGTAATTTCCCTCTATTTTTATCTATATATGATAACAATTATTCATTTTTTGCAAAAAAATAGCGTTTTGGAAGGTTTTGGGTAAAAAATTGCATATTTTTTTACGCATTTTTTTCATTTTCTATGCATTTTTATCAATTTTACCCAAAAAAAGTTCGGATTCCCTTTGTCTTCTTCTCCTTAATCCCTTTTCATATTTCGTTCCCAATCTGATTTTTTCAGTTTTCAAAGTTTCAGCAGCTTCATTATATTTCTTCTCATTAATCAAACTTGCAGTATTTGATTTACGGAAACCCGATGCACCACAATTATATGCAAATGAAACTAATGCTGCATACATATCAAGAGTAAGAGGAACATTGATTGCCTCTTTTACTGCTTTCTCAAAACGACTTTTATCTGCTATAAAGAGTTCTTCTATCTTTTCATCGCTAATCTGTTCTCCAAATTCAAACTGACTTTTAAGCATATGTCCATATCCAATAGCCCAATGGCTAACATCCCAAAATGGTTTATTTCTTGGTCTTCCCTCAATTTTCTTTAGCATTTTTACATTTTCATCAGTTAAATACCACTTGTCTTTTGGAAGAAATACTCCACCCATCTGTTGAGGTGTTTCTTTTTTTTCAATCTCTCTTACCCACTTATCAACAACAGATATTTTTATATGAGGATAGATTGCTTCAATATCTTTGGCTAATTGATTTAATTTCTGAACATCCTCTTTTCTTTTGACAATACTTTCAGATATTTCTATAAATGTTATTGCTTGTATAGACTGAACACCTCTAATAGTTTTCAATTCAGTTACACTTAATGTCAATCTAACTTCATTTTCTGAATTTAGAATATGACTACCATCTTTTATTTTACCATTGACTATTGCCTCAATTAGCATAATAGGAAAACCATTAATAAGTATTTCTTCAAGCAAACCTAATGGTAAGAAAAGGCGAATTGTCTGCTCTATTCCTGATTCACTTTCTAAAGTTAAATATCTCATAGAATTATTGTTTTGAATGTATGCCTCTATATATCTTAAAAATTCAATAGATACTACATATTTACAAAAAAACCCCCAGAAAATTCTGAGGGTTATTATCCATTTTTGAAAGAATGAGAAAACTATGAATATAATTTCTCATCTTTCTCCTTAAAACATGATGAATTAAGTCTGTTTGCAAATTTATCAAATCGTTGATCAATTTTTTCACAAACTCTTCTAGTGATTTGAGAATTCAAATCCTCGACACTTTTTAAGTGTGTTTCTTTAATACGAGCAATATCGACATGCAAAGATTCAAACATTGAATTTGTGCGTTTGCTCATTCTTTGAACCTTAACAAAAGTAAATACGACAACGCTTATTAGAAATAGCATTATCACACTCACAATTCCTAAAGCAAAAGATTGTAAATCCATAGTGGACTCCTTTAATTTATGAATGTTTTGATTTTAGAGTCTTTACTGACTTGTAGCTACATTTGCAATATAAAACTTTGCTTTTTAATTACAAAATTTCTGTTGAATATAACAGATGCTTATCCCACTCTTCTTTAATTCTACAAGGATAGAGATAATTATGTCCCCACTTTTTTTCTATGTTGATTGAACTCAATCTTTTTTCGTAGAGTTTTCTTCTGTTTTCAAGACGCTTCAAACCACCTATGTTTTTGTAATGAAGCAATTTAAGACTTGGGAATTTATCATATACAATTACACCTGCTGGATAACAGGCATGACATCCATGCTTAAAGCCAATATCATCTATTAATTTAGGATCAAAGATTGGTGTTTTATCATACCAAGTATCTCTTATTCCTTTTGTAATTTCTTCCCATATATTTGCTTTTGGACTCGGTAGAGTTTCTGAACACATTGAAAACCCTTCCGTTTGAGGAATACTTATCCCCTTTCTTTTACACGAAAGTAAAAATGTTTCTAAATCTTTGTGATAAACAAATTCGTCTAAATCAAGAACACATACCCAATCATAATCTCGAAAATCTTTCCAAGCACTATTCTTTATTTGTAAATATACATCATCTCGTATTTGACCTTCAGTTGCATATACCCTTCTTTCTACCAAGGCATGTGCATCACATATTTCAGCAGTTCTATCATCCGATTCATTATCATAGACAATAATCTTTTCGCAAAACTTTTCATAATGATTCAAAAATATTGGTAATAGTTCTTCTTCGTTCCATGCAATCGTAATGCATACCATTCTCATAAGTTTTTTCCTGTATGCTTAAATATTGTGTAACGAACATATTCTTTTGCATCTCTTTCATCTCTTACTAAATTTTCCCAAGTCTCCTTGAAATAAAAGGGAATAGGATAGATTCCTATATTAATCCATAAACCTATACACATATTATCTTCTTCTTCATCCTGAACACAATCACCGACAGAATAATCTGCTTCCATTTTAGTTAAAACATCAAAAATTAATTCCATAGAACGAGCAATTTGTTCGAAGTTTGCCTCTTCTTCATCACCATAAAATTGTATGGTTTTAAGTATTCTATGAGCATAATCATCAGGATTAACACCATCTTCAATTATAGCAAGCTCTGCCGTTTTCAAATCTATTTCAAATTCTTCAAGTCCTTCAAGAATAACAACAAGAGTTTTATTTCCATCTTCATCTACACTTTTTTCAAAATGACCTTCACCCCAAATATTCCGTATGCTTTCAATAATATAATCTGATACATCAATCATTGTAATCTCCATTGTAATGTTTCAAGCACTTGATTTCGATTGGCTACATCATTTGATATATGATATACCCACTCCGTTTGTCTTTGTAAATCTGAAGGATACATATAATTCCAACACTCTTCTGCGTATTCAAAAAAAGGATTATCTAAATTAGGAGAAATACATCGAGCAGCATAATTAAATAATGCTTGTTCATAAATCGGATTGAATCTATCGTAATTTAATTCAGGTAAAATTGTTCTAACTATATGACATAATCTACGCAAAGTTGAGACTTCAGACAAAATAAAACCCGTATTGAAATACACATCAGGTCTATGTATCTCTTGAAGCATCTGTTGTTGCTGATTTATTCTCAATAAATTATAGGTATGTTGGTTTAATGTATTTTGATAATTCCCTATCCTTTCATTGCCATTTTTTACAGCTCTTATTTTTTCTGGTATGATTAGAGTAAATGGCGTTGGTGCATCAGAACGTATAATGCAATCAGCATCAAAAAAAACAACTTGGTCATAACCAGTTGCTATGAAATCTAAATATGCTTTGTTAAAAGTGAAACCAAAAGCATCACCAAAAAAAAGATCTGAAGAAACAACAAAATCAGCACCCCATCGTGATGCTGCAGATTTCATTGACTCTTCTGAGTTTTCTGTTTGGAAATTATTGATGTCTATTGTAATCAAAGCTCTTTTCATTATACTCTCCAATCATAGTTATGAATTGTATGCTTTGATTTCCAAAAGTTATAGCCAGTGAAATGCCATACATAATCATTCATTTTAGCAGAATCAATAGGAGGTTCTAAACGATTCCACTTTTCTTCTGTCAGAAACAAGTCATCCTTTCTATATGCCTGAACAATATAGTTAAATAATGCTTGTTCATAATGGGCAGACCACGCATATTTCTCTCTACCATCATTAAGAGGTAAAGCACTCGTAATTGCTTTGAAAATAGTTTTATGATACTTAGGACTCATTACAAAGAATCCTGAATTAAAGAAATTATTTAAGAATCTTTCTTTGGGAACAGACCAACCAAATTGGTCTTCAAATATATGCCAATAATGTTCCTGAACATTATTTTTTACGGTTATCCATTGCTCACTATTGTGAGCGTGATTTTCAGGATGAATATCAAGAACGGCAACAAATTTAGTCTTATCTTGAAAGGTATCAAATGGACTTGGAGCATCAATATGAATAAGCATATCAGAATCAAAAAAGACACATCTATCATAGCCATCTATTTTATCAAAAGAACAGACCTTTGCAAATGATGGGTATAACCTTTCATCAAACAATGTTCGTATTTCCAAAAAGTCACATTTCCATCTATCAGCAGCATGACTCAATGATTGACGAGCATTATCAGAAAAGTGATTATTGATATTTACTGTCCAAACAAGATTCTTACTCATTCAAATATGAACTCCAAGAACTTTTTCAACTCGTATATGTCTAAACTCTTTTGAAAGTGCTTCATAGGTATATCCATCAGAATAAAAACCTTTTTCAGCAACCCAACCTACCTTTTCAATAGCTTCTCTCTTTACAACAACTTGCAAAGTATCAATACCACCAACAACTATTGGCCAACCTGAAAGAATTTGTGGCGGCTGTCCAACCCATGCTTGTAGTGGTCCTAAATGAACTATTTGACAAACTGCAAATCCAACTTCAGGTCCAGTTCCTTCCAATGCTCCTACCATTTCTTCTAAAAATTCAGGAAACATAATATTATCATCATCCAAGAAAGCAAAATACTTTCCTTTGAGCCAAGGCATTGCTAATTTTCTTACTGATGCTCCGTAGTCTGCATTGTTTTCTTCCAACTCATAAAAGTGACGCTTGGGTTCTTTTTTTGAGGTAGTAGAAAAATACTCTCGTAGCACTGGATCAGGTCCATCAGAAACTATGACATGCTCCCAATCTTGAAAAGATTGCCAATTTACACAAGTCATACAGCGATTAAGCATCTTTATTCCTCTGTTCCATGTAGGAGTTAAAACGCTGACTGTGGGATTGTTTTTACTCATTGTTTTTCTATTAAAAGTGAATATATAGTTTATAGAATTTATTGATTAGAAGTTTAAGCCCGAATTTATCAAAATTTTTGCTGATTTCTCAATAGTTTTTTCATCAATAGCAGATAATACTGAACGAACAACTCTTTGTGCTACATTTACATTCGTTGCCATACCCATAAATTCCCATCGTAAGTTGTATCTATCAGGAATTTGAAACTCTTCAGAAAACCCTTGCAAACGCAATAATTCTCTTGTAGTAAATCTACGCAATTTCTTCGAATTGACCTCAATTCCATCTTTTAAGATAGATGGATAGTTCTTTTCATCATATAATAAATTTCTATCCCAACCTTGACCTCCGAAAGAAATTGATTTTGACTCTCTTTCAGGATCTAATACTATTGAAGAAAACCAATACCCTTTATCTTTATTTGATTTGTCATTCTGTTCAAGATAAAGTTCATGTTTTCTACTAAAATAATGCTTTGAATCTACTTTGTCTTCTAAAATGTCTTTGAGCTTCCAAGTTCGTTTTTCAGGTTTTGGCCAATTAAAATTGAGTGCAGAAAGAGGATTTGAAAAAGCTGCAAACCATAATCGCTTTCGCATTTGTGGCACACCATAGTTCAAAGCATCTAATATAGCAGGATTAGTAGTATAATAACCCGTTGCTTCTTTTAATGTCCTAAAAGCAACAGATGTAGAAGCATCAAATAGTTCATCTCTTTGAGTTTTATTTGATTCTATTATGATTGCCTTTGGTTGTATTTTATTGACAAACTCAATAAAGGTATACCAATTTGTTTCAATCATACTTTCATATTTAGGTTTCTTACCCTTATTTAATGGAAGTGATTGTATATCAAGCGAGGTAATAATTACATCTACTTGGGGAAAATTTGTATTTTGTAAAATTTCATTATTGGCATATGGTATTAAACCAAAATTTGCGGTGTAGGATAGTTTTGTAGTCCTCTTGCTTTCATTATATGAAAAAACACACCTCCCACCCTCTTTCATTAGTCCAAGTGATGCTCCACCTACATTACAAAATATATCAGCGAAAGTAAAAGTATAATTCTTTGTTGGAGGAATAGGTATATCATAATCAATAAGACTATTATCTTCAATACAACTCAAAAGTAAGTCTTTATCAATTTTCTTACCTTTATAGTTTTTTATCTCATCATATAACCATCTTCCATAAGGAATTTCATCAATAGAAATTATTCTCGTTAAAAGATGAGAAAGAGTTGATTTATCCTTTGATACATGATAACCTTTAGATCCTAAATGATAAGATTTAATAAATTCAATCTCATTTATTTTAAGATCTTTTAGTATGTTCTTATATGAATACAACTTACCACCTTGGTTCAGGAAGAGGACAATGAGAAAGGCGAAGTCTTGCCTTCGCTTTTATGAAGCATCCACATTTCATACATCGTTCTTTTATAGAATCTCTATACTCGCAAGAATTACAAATTTCTACTCTCTCTAAATAAAGAGTATCTGTATCTGCTAAAATGTGTTGTTGAAAAGGTTGAGATTTTTCTGTTCCTTCAGAATTAATTGTTTTTGATTCTGTCAGATTTGCAGAGATTGATTGTTTTTTGTTGCAGTTACAACCCATAATACATTCCTTATAGTAATTGCCAAGCACCTACACCACCATTTGTAGTGTCTGAATAAATTAAACGAGCTGCACCATAAGATGCAACAGTATATGTTCCCGATCCTGAAGGTAATAAAATGCTATTTGGTCCACTTACAAGACCTGAACCATGAACTATTGTCATCGTTTGGTTTGTTTCATTTGAAATAATAAGTTTTCTTGTGTCTGTATAGTCTGAATCTATACCAATAAGTTGAAATGTTGAACCAGGTGATCCACCTATTTTTACTAATGTAGTATCATTATTTATCACAAGTTCCAAATCTGTTGAATTGGATTTTGGAACATTCTGTATCGTATCAGGACAAGGACAACAATCACCTTGTGAACCTTGATTTCCCTGCGAACCATTGTCACCTTGATTTCCCTGCGAACCATTGTCACCTTGAAAACCCTGAAAACCTCTTGCTCCATTTGCTCCTTGAGGTCCTACATCACCTTGATTTCCTTGCGGACCCGATGCACCTTGACCACCACTACCTTGAATGCCTTGTATTCCTTGCGTTCCTTGAACACCTTGAGTCCCCTGTGGTCCTTGACGACCTTGATTACCTTGTGGTCCGATAATACCTTGAATACCTTGCAAACCTTGTGATCCCTGAACGCCTTGAACACCTTGAACACCTTGCAATCCTTGTGTTCCATCAATACCTTGTGGTCCAGTTCTTCCTTGATAACCTTGACCACCTAAAATACTTGCAGGAAATCCTATTCCACCTTCATATCTATAAGTTGTCACAGAAGGAGGATTAGCAGAAGTTACACCTTCAGGTAATCCGTTCAAGAAAGTTAAAACGCCAGAAGCATAATTAAATATCCAATCATTTTGACCTAATGGAATGGGAATCCAAGTTGATGAACTTATGTCATATTTCCAAACCTTAGCTTGATAGTCTATACCGAACAATCGTGGAGGAATACAATTTATCAAATCACCCGAACTATCATAAAAAGCATTTGCACTACCTTCATCAAAAGTTAAAACTTTCTTATGAAACTTTGTAAATATAAGATCACCTGAATCTTCATAGATTGTTCCATCTCCAAATGTATCTGCTTTCAAAGGATTTACATTTGGAATTTTATCTGAATCAATCCAAAGTTGATTAGGATTTATAGGAAAGACACTTAAATATGATTCTTCAAAGTTTTCCAAATTTACATTTGTTGTGGCTTTGTTAGATTCAAAAGAATTATATGTAAGATGACTTTTTTGGTTTGGCGTTAGTCCTGTGCTCATAATTTCCTATATTTACTTTGTTGCTATAATTTCTAATCTAACTGAAAATGGTCTTATGTTTCTAATATACACCAAATTATCTTCTCCTGTTAATACCATCATTTCACGCAACTTAAACCAAGTAGTATTATCCATAGACCATTCGATGTATTTGTTTGCAGATGTAATTGATTCATCACTAGGGTATGTAACAAGAATTAAAAGTGATTTCATATTTGCTACACCATTTAACAGAGTATCTCCATTTTCCAAAATAGTATCTGTATGTGTAAATTCAGAAATCGGAATAGATATCTTTGATATATCTACTTTGTCTAATGTATTAGAACCCTGAATAATACTTGCTCTACCACAAAGAGCAAATGTAAAGAATCGTTGATTGGCTGATGCATCATCGTAACAATCAAGTGGCATATTTTGAACAAATGTTATCGCCATATTCAATCTATTATTTTAGGTTCATTATGTTTATTATCTGTGGATGAAGTAATTGAGTATTTGTATATTCAATTATTGACTTTTTTTTTCATCTGTATCTTCATCTGCAATAAAATCATCATGCTCTTCTTCTATGGTAGTATCATCAAAAAAAGATTCATTTGGTTCTTCTTCGTATATATCTTCAGAAATTTCATCTTCTTTTTTCTCTTGCTGAACAATTTCTTCATTAACTTCTAGCGTAGTATCTAATTGTTCTTCTACGATTTCTTCCTTTTTATCTATAATAGTTTCTTCAATAGATTCGTTGGTATAGATTACTTCTGAATTTTTTGTTTCTTGTACTATCTCTTTTTCATTGTTTCCATCATTTAGAATTTCAATAGGATTAGAAATTACTTCTTTTTCTAATACTTCAACTTCATCTTTATTTCTTTCCTCAACAACATCGTTAATATCTTTGATTGGTTGAGTATCTTCTACTATTTCTGTTTCCGTATTTATCTCAACTACATCGATAGGAGTTTTTTCCAATTCATCTTTAGGTTCTTCAACTCTTTCTTGTTTTTTCTCTTTGGTTTCAGGTTTAAGATAATCTGAAACAGATTTCAAAAATGCCAAAGAAATTATTGGAATAGGAAGACCTATAAGTAGTGAAAGAATGAATTTGGTTGTTCTCTGTTCTAGTTTTTGCATTGTCATCATTTCTACAAGATCAATAAAAGAATCAATCCATTGAGGATTTGATACCATTGCTTGTGAAATATAGTCATAGGTATAATACACATTACCAAGCATTTGCATAGCAACAAGAACAACAAAAATAAACCATACTGCAAAACGATTGATTTTATCAAGAACGGCAAGTGTCATAAGAGAAGCAATAGAGCCGATTTCAAAAGCCAAAGCAAGTATAATAGCCATCCATGTCATATTTCCTAATCCAAAGAAAGTTATGATATGAATAGTTGAAATTAATGATGATAAAGCTGGAACTGCCAAAAATGATCCAACGACCAACTTTCTGAAATCATTAGGTTTAAGTTTCATTCGTTTGTTAAGTATTTTAGGTTATCTATATATCTAAAAAAAACAAAGCCATCACGCTTTTTTGACATGATGGCTCAAATAATTGCGAAAATCATCAATTATTTTTTGATTACAATATAGTTTGCTTGAGATTTCTTATTAGCACCACCATACATAGCGGAATCAATCTTTGTCTCAATTTTCTTCATTGACTCTCCATAAGTCTTTACTTGATAAGAGTATTCAATCATAAGTGAGTCATTGAATTTCTTTTGACTTTCAACTGCTGATACAGCATTTGAAACTCTTGAGCAAGTCGAACACTGTGAGAATAGTGTAGCCAATGAAAAGCAAATCGCAATCAATGGCAGATTTTGTTTGATTTTCTCTAACATTGTGTTGAGTTATTTTTATTCAATAGCAATATGCTATCGGTTAAGTATATATCAATTCTGTTCTGATTCTTCTGTGTCATTTGGATTTAGATTATTTTCCAAAGCACCCAATTTGAGTTTCAAATTTTGAAGTGTCTGTGAATCCTTTCTAAACAAATTAACTGTTTCTGAAATAGGAACGAGCAATTTTTCATAGAAAGTCTTTGCTGATTGAAGTCCCACACCTTCTGCCGATTGAAGCATTTGCAAAATAGGTTCAATAAAGATACCTGTAATTTCAAATACTTGTGTTTTTCTACACTCTTTGACTGCTTGTTCAATCTCTGCGTGAGCATTTACAACCAAAAAAGCATCGGTAAAACGCCATTTTACACGATCATGAATGAATTTTTTCAATTCATCGGCAGTATTCAAACCACCTTCAACCACATAGCGTTTTGTTATGGATTCATTCTCCAAACGCTTGATTTCATGACTAATCAACTCAATTCTCTCTTCAAGAGAGAGAGCTTCATCATCCCAGCTTCCGTTAATGGAAGGTTCATGAGACTCTGATGTTGGTATTTGCACCACATCTTCAATGATTGTGGCATCTGTTTCTGGACTGACGACTTTCGGCATCATATTCTCCAATTAAATGTAACAAATTATCGATAATCGCACACTTTTTCGTGTTGCATACAATTTATACAATTTCTATGACTTTTTGTTCAAATGTTCAAATTTTTCAATTTTTCGGTCAATTTTGTGCTTTTTTTCAAAAAGTTATCCACACAATGTAACCTTTTGGCGTTTCGTGGATTATATAGTTATGGGGGTAACGCAGTTAAGCCTAGCATCTTAACGCTCAACCTCTTAACTTTGAGAGTAAATTGAGAGTAAACTCTCACTTGGCTACGAGCCAATTTACATCCTTTTTTTTTATTTTTTTATAGTAATTTATTGGTTGGCTAGGTAAACCTTAAAAGAAATAAAAAAATAGAAGCTAATCTGCAATGTGCTACTCAACAACTAGGCAGAGCAAGGTTCAGCATTTTCAATGCTTACACTTGTTTAGCAAATTGGGTTGTAAAGCCCGAAAGTGTGCCTACTCTGAAAGAGTATGCTAAATAAAGGTTTTTTCAACAAATCTTGTCCTTTGTAATATAGCCATACTCAAAGACTTACCCTTTTATTGTAATTTTTTTTTCAAAAAATTCTTTTTTCTTTTGTTTCTTGCCATAAGTATAAGATATATAGAATGAGTGTTTATTCTGAATAAACCATAATATTTATCTTTGCTCTATGAGCTATAACTTATTTTTAGATGACAAACGAAATCCTAATGATATATGGAATCATCTCAAAAGCCCTGAATATGCTGTCTATAATTGGATTATAGTTAAAGACTATAATTCATTTATTGATACTATTCAAGATAATGGGACACCACTTCGTATTTCTTTTGATCATAATTTAAGTGACGAACACCTTTTGGAAACAAATACAAAGAAAATACCTTATGATTCGTACAAGGTTAAAACGGGTTTTCATTGTGCTTTATGGCTAATTGAGTATTGTTTGGATTTTGAAATACCTCTACCAAAATATAAGGTTCATGCAGAAAAGGGTATCGGCAAGAAAAATATTGAAAATCTACTCGATAATTTTGATAAATACCAAAAGTCCCTACAATCAACAAAACCAACAAATAAAAAAAATTGATATGAGAATTAAACCTATAACAGAAGATTACTTCAAAATGAAACAATTATTTGAAGAATCATTGGAAACTAAATCTATTCAAGATAAATATAAGGTATATGCTGAAATTGATAAACGCTTTGAACAAGCATACACTGATTGTATTTCTATCATAAATAGTCAAAATCCTTTTGCTTACTTAATAACAAATCCGAAAGAATTATATGAAGTTCACCTTTTGTATAAGACATTTAATAAAGTAAGAAATAGTATTTCTCAATCATCAACTCAGATTCAAAAGGATTTTGAAAAGTATCTTTTTGAAGCAGAGGAACTTGTTGTTGAGATTAGAAACTTATCCGAATCGCTTGCCGAAACAGGAATGGAACTTGAAACAATCAATGAGTCCAAAGCAAAAGATATAATTAAATTAATCAAAAAAGAAATTATCAATTTCAAGAAATGGATACAAAAGAAAGTGAAGAAAATGAATCAACTTTACACAATTCTCAAAGCAGATATTGAAATGATTGAAAAGGAAATTCAAAGAGAATTTTCAAGCAAATAAAATATTTACTATGAAAAACATTTTACCATATACATCAAGCATTAACGAACATAAGTCTTCGTACTCTTACACAATAGATTGGAGTCTTTTTGAAGGAGAGATTGAATATGACTATATTACTGAAGAACTTAAAATTGTTTTCTCAAAGCATGGTGATGATCAAGCAAGCAATTACAAAATCACTCACGAAGAAATTGAAGAAATCATTGGCAGAATCTCAAATATGCTAATCAATGCATATAATAGATATGATGATAATATGGAAAAACCAGTTATCTGCACTATTCGTGATAGATCCAAAAAAATACCTTTTGAAATCATTACAATCATTGAGAATGATGTTGAAAAGAAGGTAAAAAAGGAGAATGTTGCAATCACAGGTGAGATGTTTAATTATAGTAAGATAAAAAAAATTGAAGATGAAGTAATCAATAAAGGACTTCATAGAGAGCGAATTATAGGTGAAAATGGTATGAAAACTGATAATCCTAAACTTGTGTTTGTAGATTTATTGAAAAGAAAAGAAAGTGAAGGATTAACTTTGGATTCTAAAGACTATGTCTTCAAAGTCATTACTTGTAGAAGAAAAAAAGATTTCATTCCAAATAGTGCTGGACAAATAGCATTTGATGTTTTTCCCGATAAAGCAGTCAAAATGAATGGTGATGATTTGCGAACAAGTATGATGTAAAAAAAACAAAATCAAATGAAAGAGTTTAGAGAATATCTTGCTGAATCAGTAGAAACAATGGGTGATTCCCTTGAATACATTATGTCCTTACTTGATGAAAAAGGAATTTCATCACGATTGCTTCGCTTTGAAAGAGACTCTATTGGTGATTTAACTTCAATTTCTTTTGATGTCAATGATGTATCACCAAAGAAAAGAGAAAGCATTATAGCAACACTTCAAAAGCAAGGTTTCAAAACCGCTAGTATAGAGTTTCATGATTGGAATAAATTGTGGACTATTTCTGTTGATAGAATACGAATCCAAAGAAAGAGTTCTGCTAATACACTTATCAATTCTGTATTTAATGGGATTGTTGAAAGTCCTTCAAAAAGTATTGACATTCAGAAAGATACTGAAAAGAAAAGTATGCTTGAAAGGATTATAGGTAAAACTTTTCCTAAAAAAGAACAATCACCGAATGGTTAAGGATGAACTAAAGCATCAAGCAGAAAAATACATTGAAGTTTTTGATTGTATCAAAAACAATTTGTATGACTCCATTAAAGAGCATAGTTGTTTAGAAAAGCAAAAAGAGTGTTTGCTAAAAATTGATATGTTCAATCAAAGTGCTGAACTTTTGAAAAATATCTTTAATATAAAAGAGAAAGTATGAATAAATACATCAAACTCTATGAAGAATATGTAGAAAATGTTGAAATTTCTTTACAAAGGGAAATTGATGTAACTATTCGATTTCTTGTAAGAGAAAATGTAAAGACAGAAACTTTGCAAAGAAAGATAGAACAGAGATTTATTGAGAGTATTAAACCCCCTTTCACCTATTCAGATATAACTTTTTATTCTTTTGACATCGATCATATATCAGATATACCTCTTGGTCAAAATAGATTTGCGTCTGAATATGGAATAAAAGCTAAATTAGTATTTAATGATGTTGAACTTGATGACTTAACCATAGATAAAATGATCAAAAGAGGAATTACTAGCTTTCTGAAATTAGAGGAAGACTCATATTTTCTTGATGATATTGAAAGTTCTACAATCGTTAGTTTGGATTATATTTAAGAACGCATCATTTTGTAAATATCACCCATATTCTTCATACTCATAGGATTATCGCTCATCATATTTTCAAGTTTATTGTTAATCTCTTTTTTGTATCGTTCTTGAACACCATCATCCCATATATCACTTACACAATCAGGAAAAACAGCAGACTTAAAAAACGCCATCAGATTTACACAACTCATAGCACAATCATCATGACCTCTTTCATTTGAGTATGTCCCAGCTTCATTGACACCGAAAGTTGTAAATTCAGCAATGGTTGTATCATGAGTTAAAATAATTCTTCTAGCTCTGAAAAAAGGTCTGAAATCTTCACAATATATTCGTTTAAGTTGATTGTTGAGTTTTATTCCAGGTTTGAAAATTTTATCTTCGGATTTATGTTTTGTTGTAACAAATAGTTCAGAGAAAAACTCTTCATGTTGAGCCATTAACTCCAAGAAGTAATTTCCATTGTAGTTCATTTCAAGAACTATCTTAACTCTTTCTTCCCCTAAAATGTCATAGATAACTGCGTTAGTGATTTTTACAAAGTCTGAAATAGAAACTGTATTGGATCTGAATATTCCAACTTGCTTTAATCCAAAGAAATCTATCTCACCTTGATACATTTTATGTCTTCTCATAGCACCCATACTCATAGGAACTAATTGAAATATATTTAGAATGGTGTAATCTCTGTTAGCTCCTTCAGCCAAATCGATTGAAACCACAAAAAAGCGTTTTCCTTGTCGAAATCTTCCATTGTTATCTTTGTAATCAAATTGAAATGTAGTGTCCCAAGTCAAGTCTTTGTAATTTAAGTCCTGATCATGTAGTGTTTCAATTTCTCTAAATTCATATTTATGTTCACATCTCTTTGCAAATTGAATAGATTGTCCATCTAAAAGGAATGAAGAACTTGCAACGAACTGATTACCGAACTCTTGATTAAATGCCTCTTCACTACCTAAATCTTCAATCCATTTTTGTTTCCACGCTTCATCTCTACCTGGAACTTGCCACCAATCAACTCGTAAAGGAGTAAACCCACTTTTCTTCTTTATAGCGTTATCATAAATCTCGTAGAAAAGATTTAGTCCATTTGCAGTTGATGTAATTAACATCTTTGAGTCTTTGATAGAAGAAAGTGTAGGTAGAATAGATTTATAGAATGACCTTGCTATTTTTTCAGGAATATGAGCAAACTCATCAGCAAAGATAACATCAAAGGTAAAACCGATAGCAGGGGTTTCCGTGCACGCCTCAGCAAATATTCGGCAACCGTTGTCAAAAGCCATTCGACCTATATTATTGACTTTAACACCTGGTTTCATATAAAAGGGTAAATGACGCAGAATTGTCTTTGTTTTATCTAATATCTCTTCAGATGTTGCTCGTTTATTTGCAATTACAAGAACATTCTTATCCAAATGAAAACAGATATACCAAGCAAGAAATATACATGTCGTTATAGTTTTTCCGATTTGTCTTGAAGCCAAGAACACGACACGATCATTTTCAGCATATGCTTTGATAACTTGTTCTTGATAGTCACGAAGTCGTATTTTCTCAACACCATTATCAGTCTTCGAAAAGCAGTAATTGTTGGCAAAATAGAGAATGTCTTTTTGACATCTGACTATTTCTTCAAGTTCAGATTGGTCATATTCAAATGCTATATTAGCACCTCTCCAATCGGTGTCTCCTTCTGCAAATGGATTTTGTCTTGGCATACTATCACCATTGGTGATACTTTCCATTAAATCTATTACTGCTTTTGTGCTCCAAGCCATAAATATCTGATTTTGTTGAGTATATAGAGATATATACCATTGAAAAATAATTTGTTCTATGAAAAAGCATATTCAATCATTCAAATCTCCGCTTCTATCTGTAAATGAAGATGATGCCAAAGCAACGCAATCGAAACTTTTTCTTGATCCAGAAGAAGCTGAAAAAATTGCATTGAAGAATAAAGAGATTGTCAAATCTGCGATCGGTGAAAGACTCGAAAAGAAACTTGTTTCTTATTGGGAAACAACAAAGAAGATGGAGCAGAATATCTTGTCTTTGAAAAACCTTATGGAAGAAGGATATAAAACGATGCTTAAAGACATAGAAACTGCTATTGAAGAAATGCAAAAGCATGGGATAGAAATTAAAGCAGGTAATATTGAATTTGACAATATAGTATTGAAGATTTCAGAAAAACAGAAAATGTATAATTTGACTGATGCCGATAAGTTGAAATTGTATGAAATGATGGAAGAACTTGAAGAAGCTAAAATGGATGCAATTAGAAGATATGCTCGTTCTTACAATATCATTAATGAATACTTTGAATATGCTGAAATGGGATTATTTTTCAAGGTTAGTCCAGGTTCAGAAAGAGCAAAAGAACCATATTTCAGACATATGGAAATTAAATCTGATGTTTCAGAGTCAGTTGATTTAGGCGGAAAAATTCAGAATGTCATTACCAAAGTAGTTCGTTTTTTGAAAAATGCTTGGGGAAGCGTAAAGAAATATGGTGCTTCATTTGGTATTGAACAAAGTATTTCTGAATATAAAACAAAACTTGCAGAAGCTAAAACTTTGGTTGATAGTCTATGAAACATATAAAGTTATTTGAGAACTACTTTGAAGATGAAGAATGGAATAGACTTTTGCCTTATTTCACAATGAGTCAGAGTGAGAGGGATGAACTTTTCTTTGATGAAGTAAAGAAAGATGAGCCGAACTTACAAGTGATTGAGGACTTGCTTGATACACAGCTTGTAGATCCAAATCTGAGGGATGAAGATCAACAAACTCCTTTGCATATGGCGGCACTATGGGATAGCCTAGCCGTTGCTGAGCTATTGCTTGATAGAGTAGCAGACTACGAGGCGAGGGATTATATTCAACGAACTCCTTTGCATATGGCGGCACTATGGGATAGCCGAGCCGTTGCAGAACTATTGCTTGATAGAGGAGCAAAAATTGATGTGAGAGATGAATATCAACAAACTCCTTTGCATAAGGCGGCATAT